GGTTTCCCCCTAGCTCTAAGTTTATGTTCTGGGCTATATTCATATGTCACGTCTTCGCGAGCGGCCGGGTAACATTGCATATTCTGCGATGGAAACTGATTTTAAGGTCGTAAATTACCCTACTATCTTTGAATCCTTCTCAGAAAGCTTTTATCCCGGTTCTACGCCGTGCGTTCATTCTAAAATTGGGAATGGTTCCGCTGCTTGGGTATTTCCTGATTCTTATCCGCCTAATGTGCGCGGTAAGGTCGGGACTATGAAAGGGAACTTTATGCCTGAAAATTTAGGCTTTAGTTCTACTCTTGATAATGGCTTTGGCGAAGCGCTTCAGCGTCATACCAACAGTCTCAACTGGCGAAAACTCGATTCATCGAGTTCAGCTTCGTTAATTCAAACCCTTGCAGAGATGGATGAAACTCTTTTGATTTTCACCCGGAAATTTTGGGCCCAACTCAATTATGGCGCTTTCACTTGGGGTATAGTACCCTTCGTTAAAGACGTTTGTGCTTGGTCGCATACGGTGTCTCGTGCTTTGCGCGCGATCAATGGAGCGGAGTCGAACCGTTATAGGAACGCCTCTACTTTCGCTTATACCAACTCTGATCTGATGGTCTCTAATAACTGGACGCTTAAAACAAGCGTTCAGATTGAGCTCTCACGTTCGGGCAACTATACCTTATCAGGTATTCAGAAGTCCTTACAATGGTTAGATCGTCTGGGTTTTCACCCAGATTTGGCAACAGCTTATGATCTAGTGCCCCTTTCGTTTGCCGTAGATTACTTTTTGCCTATTGGGGAATTTCTCACCAACCTCTTTCAAAGGGGCTGGGTTAACGAGATTTCTTACAACGGGTGGCTCAGTTATAACTCTGAGTATAAGTATACCTTCGGTAATCCTGAGATAAAACCCCATTGGGCCTCAGCTACCGGGAGTCAAACTTATTCCTTGTTTACAAGGGGTTTTGACTCTTCAGTTTTGCATACGGAACCAGTGAGATTTGACATCCCTGAATTTAGCTTGCCCACTTTGCTTCAAATCTTCAATACACAGTACCTGGTAATTACCAGGTCCGGCAGAAAAGCTATAAAGCGTGATGCTGTAAACTTCCCTTCGAAAAGGAAGCGTTGAGGGTTTTGCTAAACGGCTCACATGGCGGGTCAGGTAGGATTTAATCCCCCAAACACACCAAGGAACGGAGTATATTATGCCTTTTGGCACGATCACGTCAAATTCGAAGACCTTTGAGCCTAGAAATCCTGGGGTTTATAGCGAGTCCTCAACGGACTTTGCTTCCCCTCAGAATGAGTACAGGCTCCGCGGTGGTTCAACAAGGAAAGACAAGTCGCTAACAGCAGGGGTAACCCGTGTTATGCAAAAAGATGTATCTGTTGGCGTATTAACTACGCGTCAGCAAGCTATAGTTTCTCTATCTATCACCATTCCTGGTGGTCCGGCGTTTACGCCAGCTGATATTGATTCTATGGCCTTAGACATCTCAAACTTTATCGCTCCTGACACCGTTTCACGCCTTTTACAAGGCGAAGAATAAGGTCTTTGTCGTTCGGTCTACTGAGTCCCTTGCCTAGTTATCAAACGAGGCGTCGGACGATGATTTCAATAGACATACGCGAGCAAATTAATAGTATAGCCTCAGAACTATGCTTAGATCCATTTACTGTCAAGTACCTACATAAGCGATTTCGCAAAGAAGGTATTCAATTCTTGACGGTAACCCTTCCGCTATTATCTAAAGCCGTTCTTAGATCCCTTGAATTAGGGTACTTTGAGCGGCCGACGAATTTTAGCTGGCATGAGCGCTCTCTCCGGTTTTGCCGAAGTTTGCTTGATGCAATCTTTGATCACAGAACTGGTAAAGTGTTACCGAATGTGGACCCTCTTGCTTTATATAGCTTGAGGAGTTTATGCGAGTACTTTTACAAGCTCGCACTGCCATTCGATGAGGCAGATTTGGATAACGCCGAAGAAGCCTTCGTAAAAGAAGAAGACTCATTGGAGCGTAGTTCATTTGACTGGGACTTTATCGAACTTCTACGGAAGGACTTTGAGACCCACCATAGTTACTCGACACAGGTGCACTCTGATGTTTTTAAACATCAGAGACCGTATCTTACTCCGGGGACATTTTCAGGGAAGACAAGTGAAGCGTACTATGTACACAAAACGCGTCCGCTGATGGTTCCCACAAAGTTCAAGGCTGACAGTGGGGTTTTTAAGCCCTATCCATCGGCACCTTTGCAGTTAGAGTTAGGTAACGATACCGCCAATTACTCTGAAGTACTTTTCGTACCTAAGGATTCCAGGGGCCCAAGAACTATTGTTCGAGAACCTATGGTTAATTTGGCGGCTCAGATGAGCTTTCACGTATGGCTCAGGGACAACCTTAATAGGACGTCTTCCGGCCGTGTGAATTTTGTCAATCAGCAGGTCAACCGTGACCTCGCTCAGGCATCTTCTATATCGAAGGAGTTTTGTACCCTTGACTTGAAAAATGCTTCAGACAGAGTTGCGTATTGTGTTGTGAAGCACATAACGCAGAACAGTCCGGCGTTTCGATACTTTTTGAAGCACCGCACTGAAATGACTAAGCTCCCTTCAGGGAAGCTTATGAAACTGAGGAAAATTGCAGGAATGGGATCAGGACTTACTTTCCCGACGATGAGTCTTCTCATCTATCTAGCCGCCGTTCGTGCTATATCTAGTGCCCGCGTTTCCTATAAGGACGCCATGCTTATGTGCTACGTGTACGGGGACGATATAATCGTACCCTCGCGTTATGCCGAGCATGTTACATCTGCTTTGCAGAAAGTAGGGCTTCAACTAAATTGCACTAAATCGTTTAAACACTCCCACTTTCGTGAAAGTTGTGGTGGCGATTATTACGATGGCCAGGATGTCGGGCCACTTAGACTCAAGCTTTCGAACTGTGAAAATCGCGTTAACCAGAATAAACTGGTCATCTCTGGCACACAAGCTCTACTACAAGTAGAACGTCATGCTCGAGAATGCGTTAAGCACGGTTTTATCGCTCTCGCAGAATGCTATTATCGCGCAATCGAGCGCAAGTATGGCAAACTTCCCGAGGTCAGTGGGGACTCTCCTATACTGGGGCGCTACAAGTTAAATCTTGCTGATAGCCCTGATCTGGACGAGTACGGTAATTACGCAAAAGGTAAATACCTATGCGCGTTACCGGTCAAATCGCCTGTGGAAGACATGAATCCTTATGTTTATCTTGCGACAAAACTCACCCAAGATTTAGGTGGGTTAGCTCGCAATTTATTCCATTTGGACAAATCATGTGGATCGACGTACGGGGAAATATCAATCCCCCGAAGAGTTAGGTACGCTCGCGCGGAGAGATCCGTCTTGGATCTAACTCTACAAGCTGCCACCTAGGTAGCATTTGCATGTGACGCCGTTCGACGGCACACCGGTGAAAGACCGGGGCGTTCTTACGTCAAGCAGAGAAGTCACACTCAATGGGTTCACCAACGC